ACTATTTTGAACATTTTCCCATATATAAACAAATCCATACATATAATACTCCTCTAAAAGTATTTATGCGTTATGTATTTTTTCTGCCATTAAATCTTTCTTTGTCTAACCACACCATATAGTTGTCGTGTTTATATTTTTTGTATTCTTCGTATTTTTCTTTCAGAATTCGAATTCGTTTGCGTTGGGTGCCCTTTTCGGATAGATCATTCAGTGGTTTCGTAGGCAAGTTAATTTCTGTACACAGATTTGACATACGAATAGGTGCCAATTCTTGGTCAAAAGAACCATGTTCATTCGCATGGTCAACATTCATTAAATATACACGACCAGTATTTTTACGTTCATTCATAAAGTTAGAGAATAATTCAAGTGCTGAAATTGTCTTTTTGCGAATACGAGTATTACGTTCTGCCCGTTCATATAATTCACGGAATTTATCTTGGTCAGCAAAAAATGCTTCGTACAATCCTGGAACATCACTTGGTGAAAATAGTGTAATGTCTCCGCCTTGAATCAAACGCTCATACATCAGTTTGTTGAATTGAACACCATAATCCAAATGACGAACACGATTGTCTTCTGTGCCTTTGTTGTTTTTCAACACAAGAAGGTCTTCAACTTCAAGATGCCATATCGGGTAATACAATGTTGCTGCGCCGCCACGAACACCACCTTGAGAACAATTATGAGTAAGAATCATTTCTTCTGCTAATGAATTTTGGGCAAAAAATACTTCTGTGTCTCGTACACTAATATCATAATGCCGTTCGTCCCTATTGTCAATAGAAATAGTATCTAATGTAGTCATTCCGTTTTCAGTTACAATTATGTCTGTCCTGGACAAATCATCGGGCATAATGCTTTGTATCGTTCCATCACGCTGTGCCATAATAGGATGATTTGATGAACAGTTAATCACAGAACCATTATCAAAAGTCAATATTCGCTGCATCTCTTTCGGAACTATCGTTTCCCACACATCTTCAACAGGACAAAACACAACCTCGTTTGTTTCCTTGTCAAATGATTTAATTTTCATGCCAGGCTTTAAATCTTCAATTTTAATCTTCTTTGTGTTCATTTCATCATCGTCTAAAACTTCAACATATGTGTCAGGTGTCAGACAAGATTTCACGGAGGCTTGAAATAATTTCAAGAACGGAATAACGCCAGTGTGTGACGCATCACCATGACGAATAGGAGAATTAATAGCACGAATACTACCTGCACCAATACCGATGCCTGCTTTTTGAGATACATATTTTACAATTGAAGCAGACGTTGCGTTAATACTATCTAAACTATCGCCTGTTTCAATCAGAACACAGGATGAAAATTGCTTCTGTGTTGTCCGCACACCTGCCATAACAGGAGTTGGCAATGAGATTTCAAAATTGGATACAGATTCATAATATTCTTTTACCCACTGTAACCGAGACTTTCCATTAGTAACAGGATAATCACTGAACAATGATGCTGCTATAAGAATATACGCCATTTGTGGAGTTTCATACAACTGTTTAGTGACGCGATTTTGAACAAGATATTTACCACGAAATTGTTCCATGCCAACATATGAAATACTGAAATCCCGTTCATGCTTAATGAAGGAATTTATTTTATCCCATTCTTCTGCGCTATACGAATTCAAAAGTTCCATATCGTAAAGACCAAGGTCTACATTTTTCTTTACCAAATCGAAAACATGAATTGGATCAAATTGACCATATACCTCTTTGCGAATATGATAATTTACTAACCGACCTGCTACCCATTGATAGTTTGGCGTTTCTTCGCTGATAAGATCAGCAGCACTTTTTATCAGTGTTTCTTGTATTTCTGTGCTAGTAATGCCAGTATAAAATTGCAAATGAGATTTGATTTCTACCTCACTAGGAGAAACACCATTGATATCTTCGCAAGCAAAAAACACAACTTTGTGCATCTTCTCAAGATCAAGAACTTCTTTGTCACCATTGCGTTTTGTAACTGAAATCACGTTTATCATTTATTTTCCCCTGTATCATTTTGATATGATATTTATGTTTAGTACCGAGTGATTTCAGCATCTTCCATGCCTGCAACTCGTAATTTTATAATATTTGTTAATTGAAAGTGTTTGATTTCAAAACCTTTTGTAATGCCTTGAAATTGGTTTCGGATCAACGATACATAGTTGATAAGTTCCATAAGGTCCACAACTTCATCTTCGCCATCAGCATATTTTTCTGCATCTCGACTGCTCAATACTTTTGCGTAACCTTCCAGATACTGCCGGAAATATTTGCTGCGTGTCTTTCGCAGTTTTATATTCAAATGTTCCAATATAGATTCTATGTCCTGAAGTTGAGAAAATCTGAGTTCAACAAACGAAGGCAAATCGGTTGAGTTTTTTTCAACAATACCTGATATTTTTACTTCGAATCTTGCTTCTTTTAATTCCTGTTCGTAGTAATCTAAACAAGATACAATTTCAGACATATTATCTCTGACGATAGTGTACCAACGTTTCATATATTATTAATCCTCGAAATCGCCTTCGCTTTCATATTCATCTTTAAAATAACGATATTCCGCTTCTTCCATAATTTTATCAAACTCCGCTAACTCATTAAATCCTTGTCTATCTAAGCCGCGCTCATCGCAAAATTCCATGTATCGTGCTGCTGCCGACAATCTATCTTTTGCGGGAATATACGAACAAAACAAATTCCAAAAATCATACGCCGTTTCTGAATCCATCATCTTTATCCTTCTTTATCCTTCTTTGTTGTAGTTTTACTTATCTTTTGTGTATACGACATTCTATGCTTGCTTTATTCGATTTTCTGGTCATGTCATAAGTTCCTCTGGACGTGGGAGTAGGAAAGGCAAGGACAAGATCAGGATTGATTAGTTCCAACATTAACGCATTTCTTTTTGGACCAGCAGATTTGCCTTCTCCTACCCAATTGGCAGGTATGCGAACCTGTTGGATTCCAACTTGTTTAGCCCAATCATAAGCCATAGTATCTGCACCATCAGCGTCACCATGTACAATCATACTGATTTCGGGAAATTCACTAATCGTATCTAGCATTGTGGTCGCGAAAAAAGCCCAATCTGCAAAGTCTCTGCCACCACAAATTAATAGTCTCATCGCTCAATTTTCCATTTTGTGCTGCCACAATCCCATATTCTATCATAGTTCATTGATTTCATAATATCCCATTCAGTTTGTAATGAATCATGACCATCTTGTATCAGTTTTTTCTTAGTAAAATTTAAACGATGTTTTTTGCCCACTATTTCATTTCCTATATACCAATAATTCGGCTTGGTTTCTCCATCATACTCAAATCCTAAGGCATCGTATATTCTACCATCAAAATATCTTCTGTCGCTATATGTAAATATTATATCATATTTAGTAGATGATGTAAAGCATTTAAATAACCGTTGAGCAATACCAACAATACTATAATCTGGATGAATACAATACCTACTCAACTCATACGTATTTCCATGTTTGCGACGAAACGTCATAGCAGCAACAATGGTATCATCCAAGGTCGCTACATAATATTTGGTCGCAGAACAAAATCCTTGTAAGTGATACGTATCTAAAAATCCACGTGTATCAACAGCAGATGTTTCGACCAACGATAGATTACGGGCGTACAAAGTAGTCTTTTTGATACCCATCTTTGTCTTTAATATCGACTTTATACTTTCTTCATAATCATCCCATTCATCCTGAAAAATATGAACAAGTGATATTCCTAATCTATTACACATCAATGTCTTATTTAAATGATATGTAGAATCTTTTTTGCCTGAAACTTCGGAATGCCACGATAATCCGTTAAACTCTATAGCTAAATTATGATCCGGTATGTAAAAGTCAAGTTCGTATGGCGTTATAATAGATCGTGTATTAGTAACATATGCTATTCCTAATGTATCAAGAAACTTTCCTATGAGAGTCTCATAGTACGATTTTTTGGGCAGCAAATCAGTCCGCCCAACACGCTCAACCACACTTCTAAGATACGGCTGATACATATCCAACATAGATGATGCTTTCGCATATGAGTTGTTTTCCAATACCGATATGATATGATCATAATCATACATCGCTGGATTTTTTTCTTTGCGCGACTCCATATTATTGTAGTATGCTTTTTTTTGCAACTCCGGAGTATCATTTATTCTATGAAAATTTGTTTTGTATCCTGTATTATCAAATAATGTCGCCGCTGCTTTCTGTTGTATGATTTTTGACGCTAATGGAGTTTCCGTGCCATAGCGTTCTATATTCGTAGATTTTCGTTGATCCGCAAACGCAGAATAAAGATTGTCTGTGCCATATCTATCCATAAGCGTAGCATTAAACTTATTCTTTATTTCAGGCGATTGTAACGCATGATCGACGCCGTAGCGTTCTACCATTGTTGACTTCCGCTTATCTACGCTATGCTTACAACTTTTTTTACAAGTATAATCTTGGTGATATCCATTAAACTTCATTCTATGTCCGTATGGGCAATATATGGATATTGGATCCATATATTGCCTGGTAGCCTCAACGAAATTAATGAAGGGATCAGAGTAATTCCAAGAATCAATAATATCTTGATATAACTCTGGATCCCGAGATTTTACAACACGAGATAATGGCGCCAAGTTGGTAGTAGATAATATATAATTTCGCAGTTCAGTCTTTGTCATTTATACATCCAACATACCAACTTAGGCTGTATCATTCATCTGTACCGTCATCCTCAATTGGTTCAAGACCATGCTTTTCAGCATCCAAATCTTCGTTGTTCCATTCAGACATAACAATATCTAAATGTTCATCTGTCCAATTTTTGCGGAATTCAAGAATTTCTTCGCCATTTTTACGAACATACGATAGACGATTGCCTTGTTTTACTAGAAGACCCTTCGCTTCGAAATATTCAAGTAATCCAGAATACGGCGACATTCCAGTCTCATAAGGAATTTCTACTTGTACTTCTTCAAATGGTTTTGCATAGCGTGTTTTCATAACTTTGCACTTAGCGCGAATACCATGCACTTTAGATGTTTTCACACCATCAGCATCCGTTTTGAGTTTCAGCTTCTTGATTGCAATAACCATGCTTGACGCATAAATAAAACCTTGTCCACCAGAAATCTTATCATCTGGATCAAACATATCTTGTGAAGCATATGTGTGATTTGTAGCAACCATTCCTACGTTCCATTCACCGAACATGTTAACTGAGTTGCGAACAAGTGCGGCAAGTGCCTTTGGTTTACGACCCATATCACCCTTCATGTCGCCCTTTTCAAACTGTGTAACATCAGTAGGTGTAAGGAGCATACCAAGTGAGTCAACTACAAACAGCACCTTCGGACGCTCACTTTCGTCAGTACCAGTATATTCCGATTTATAATTCTTCATAAAATCCGATATGATTTTTGCCACGTCATCAATCATCGCAACATTCAGTTTCAGAAGTTTTCCTTGATCGGTATCAACACCAAGAGCATGTAACCATGCTTCGTCAAGTGCGTTTTCACTATCAATAAGAACAACAAAAATGCCTTGATCTTGGGCATCTTTTACAATATTACCAGCAGCAATATACGATTTACCTGCGCCAGATTCTCCTGCGAAAACAGCGACTTTGCCCAAAGGAATACCTTTATAAAAGTCACCAGATAGTAGTTTGTTTAGACAATAATTGCCTGTCGAAATCCAAGTATCTGGATCACGAAATCCCACACTCATGCCTGGAACAGATTTTGTAATAGTTTTTCGAAATTTGCTTGCGTCAAAAGCCCGTGTTACCATAACGTATTCTCCTTATTTAGTATGATATTGAGGGCGGTCTAAAACCGCCCTCAAGTGTTATCAATCATTACTTGCGATTGCGAATCATGTTGAGAATATCTGCTGCGTTTTGGCTTGCTTGACCGCCTGATGATGCCGATTCCGCTGCTGCTTCGTCGGTCGATTTAAAAGGGATTTCATCATACGCATCTGCTGTTGGTGCAGGTGCTGGAGCAGGTGCTGGAGCAGGTGCTGGAGCAGGTGCTGTAGTTGACGTACCACTATTACCAGTGGGTGCTTCTAATCCCCAAGGACGATATGTGTTGCCCCAACGATCTAGATCATACAGTTCACCGTCA